GAAGGCTTTGCGTGAAGCAGGCAAGAGAAAGACAGTCAAGGCGTTTAATAAATGGATCATGAAAGTGCTCGTGCTTTCACCAAGAAAAGAGCGCTACATCAACACTCTTCTTGCTTATACCGAAAGAGACTTCGCGGATATCATTGCCAGAGAAGAAAACCTCATCACAGCCAATACTGAAATGCGGTGTTTGGGATCTCGCCATCATCACCGAACAGCCGCTCTCTAAACATAAAGCGCATTAAGCCACTCATATGTTCTGGAGTAAGCTGAACCTGGCGGCCCTCATGGATGTAAACATTAACATCAGTGTTTGCACAACCTCTATGAATGTTACGACCACTTGGATCAACGGCACTATAGGCCATCCTCCATGCACTCCTATAGGTTCCCGCGTAAGCGAGGAGCATCATGTGCACCTGGCGCTCACGGTCAATCGGGTCTTTAGCGTACTTCCTGAAAGATTCAGGGTAAACCATTCGCTTAAGAATTTCTTCCTCTGGGAGGTCAGGTAGTCCATTGTCCCAATCACGACCAAGATAGTGGATGGTCTCATCGTAATGATATCTCTTCGACTTCTCCGATCCATGTAATTTAACGCCAAATTGCTCATTCGCATATGCTGCAATCTTATCGAGACTGATAGTCCTATTCGACCACATTAGAAGATCATCTCCGAGAACGAAGATTTCACGTCTTGACACATGCATCTGGAATTTTGCGCTGATTGTCCCACCGATTATGACATTAACGATTGAGTCAATCAACTGGGTAAAGTACGACCCACTAGGTACGCCGTGATCTTTACCGTAATAAACGTTACCATCTGGCATGATAATAGGCGTGTACACGAAGTACTTTTCGATGATATTAAATAACATATCGACAGTCACGCCCGTGACTGGTTCTACTTCGCTCAAATCAAACCACGTTTTTAGGATATCAAAGGCGATGTAGATGAGTGATGCACTAATTGTGGCGTCAAACTGTGACATATCCAACGAATAGGCCCACTCCTTGTGGTAACTCGCAACCCGCAATTTTGTTCCAAGTGCGCCTGCAGGCATGGCGAAGGCCATGGGCGAGCACCCACCCTTAAACTTTTCGATCAGAGGCTTAGCTACCAGCCCTTCAACAACCGTCATGGAGTAGGGATAACCCCACACTAATCTAGTTTTCCCGTTGAATTGCGTGCGCTTAAATGCCAAGCATGGTTCGGGCTTCTTTTC